TTGAATTACCTTTTGAAGAGGCAAAAATCAATTATGGGACTGGTCAACTTGGTACAATTCCTGATGATTTGTTAATGATATTTAAAAAGTATCGCCCAATAAGATTATGAAAGCGATTTTTATCTGTCCACTTCCGCCGACTCTTAATGATCAAATAAGATTAGCTCGTGCAAATAAATTTAAAAGCGCAACTACTAAAAAAGAATGGGATTTTAATATACAAAAACTTATTATAGAACAAGAAATTCCATGTTTTCCTGACAAAGTATGGATGCTTTACGAATGGCGAATTAAAAACCTTGGGCGTGACCCTGATAATGTTTGTGGTAGCGCAAAATATGTCAATGATGGGCTAAAAAAAGCAGGAGTTATTGTCGATGACAGTTTAAAATATATTTATGAATACGATTCAATATTCACAAAATGGACGAAAGACGAATTAAAGTTAACAATTAGTGATAAACCAATTCTAAGGAAAATTTTTATAGAGGATGATAACAGCAATGTCATATCTTAAGTTAGACCCGTCTATTGTCTGTGTTTTAATTGTTTTCGCCTGCTTGATTCATTCTTTTTTTACTCCTGAAACTACTGACACCTACGGCAATGTTATCGTGGCAATTGTTTCAGGATACCTCGGCTACTTAAAAGGTTCCGGTACTTAACTACCCTGATCAAATCTTGCATAAAGTTTAATTCTCCGTCCTAGTTTTGCGGCAATTCCTAACTGTTGACTTGTTGGAGACTCAAACACATTTAACTGCCTGACAAGACCGATTCTGCCATTAATTGTTACTTGTAGTTCCCCTGTAGTCCTGATTGGGAGCGGGTAATCTTTAGGCTTTACTAATCTTCCCTCAAAATATTCACAATCGAGATAACTACCTTCTTGTACTTCTGCTACAGGCGGTTTTGACTGCTGCAACCAACAGGTAATTACTACGGATTCCATCGCTGCAGGGCTTATGATCGGATTGCCTACGCTATCTGTAGTTATAGTCGAGCCTGTAGCCACGGAAAAGGATAGAGAGGCATTAGCCTTAATTGTGGGATTTTCTAGAAATTTCCCCGCAACTCCAATAGCACTGTCGAACATTTGTATTAATATAAATTTTTCTAATCTTAGTGTATCAAAATTATCTTGACAATTCAAGTAAGAAGGCGTATAGTTTAATTATGGTAAATTTGTAGAAACAAGATAAAATTATGTCAAAACAATTACTGATAGATTTAACATTTTTCATGTTAAATATTGCGATAGTAAAAGACAAAGCAAAAAATCACCTACTCTCATTCCCTAACAGATGATTTAAGCGATCTTGATTCTTGGACAAGAAACTTAGTGGGGGTTGTTGATTTAGGCTCAGAAGACCCCAAAGAATCGTATATTGATTATTTAGTGGAAAAGTATCGGTAAGAGCTAAAACATGATTATCAAAATTTCAATTAGTGGGAAAAGCTCAGAACATCTCGAAGAAATATCTCAGCAGTTGAATTTACCGAGGGCTGAAATTATTCGCAAAGGATTAAAGTTTATGGCTTTATACGCTAAATCTCAGGCAGAAAAAGATACTCGGTTAATACTCGAAAAAAATGGCGATCAAAAAGAGATAATTATCTAAAAGAGGTGTTATGGTATGGATGCGAATCTAATAAAAAACCTAAGAAGTCAAATTTGGGATAAAATGTCGGATGCTGACATTAATCAACATTATCAAGATGAAGCTAACAATGCTATCAGCCTTGAAAACATTATTTCTTTTGTACATGAATACTCTGATAGAATAAAAAAAGAAATTGATAATCCTAATTTTCAAGATTTATTTGACAGAAGATTAGAGATGAAAATCACTTGTTTTGACAATTTTTGGGAGGAGTTAGACAGTGGAAGATAAATTCACGCTAGAAGATTACATCTATGTTCCCATTGAACCAGAGTTAGCAAGAAAGCTTCTGGAAAAACATGAAAAAGACTGGGAACCCTTTGACGAATTTAACGGCTTTTATCATTGTCTAAAACAAACGTTGGAAGACTTTGATAATAGAGAACCTCAAAAAGAAGAGTCTGAATTTTAACTTAGGAGTAATCATGTCTCAACCTATCGAACTTTCTTTAGAACAGCAGTTCAATATTCGTTCTTTTCAGTCTCAGGTAGAAAAAATGAGTCAGGAGCAAGCGCAGGATTTCCTGATCAAGCTCTACGAACAAATGATGGTCAGAGAAAATATGTACAAAGCTTTTCTTAAACATCAATGGGGATTAGGTGATAGTCTGTGGCAAAAAACAAAGTAATACTACAATTTCAGTTATTAGTTATCGGATCAATGTACACTAACCCAAAAAACCAATGAGAACCATCTGGAAGTACCCTATAGATACAACTCCTTGTCACGAGATTGAAATGTCTTTAAACGCAGAGATATTATGCGTTCAGTTGCAGGATAATATTCCTACACTTTGGGCATCAGTAGAAACAGAAGAACCTAAGAGAATTTTTGATATTTTGACTTACTATACTGACTCCTATTGGATTGATAAAAAAGGACAATACATTGGAACTTATCAACTAGCTGGATTGGTACATCATGTATTTGTTAGACCCCATCCCGCATCTCCTCCTCTAAACCTTTCGTATATTTGTTAAAGTTTCTGATAGCATCCCTAATATTTGCTTTTCGTAAACAATTCTCAAATAAAGAGGGACTTGTGACTATTACAGAAATTGACAAAAGAATATTGATTCTTTTTTAAAAAGCAAGAGAATTGCTTGCCAATGAAAAAGAATCAATCAAAAAAACATTAGCAGAAATAAAATCTCTTGAACAAAGTAGAGGTAAAATCAATTATGACTCTTGAAGAAATCAACGCAAAACTGGACTTGCTTCTAGAAGAAATAGAAAATTGGAAACCTAAATCTGATTTATTTCTGAAAGAAATAGAAACTTGGAAGCAACCCAATATTAAAGAAAAAGGAAAAGTCAATGTTTAATGCGATCTACAAGCCCAATCAGTTGATTTTAGGCAGTGGTTATACTGCTATCTGTACAGGATGGACTCCTGCTAAGTCAGTAGCCGCAAAACTCGATCCCTCTAATTATGCTGTGATCGGGAACCTCTATAGCGCACCAAGGGGAATTAACTTTTTGGTTCGCAATTTGTTAGCTAATCCCCACGTTCGTTATCTTGTTGTAATGGATTTAACCCAAGAAGACAAAAATTCTGGTAGCGTTCAATGTCTAAAAGACTTTTTTGACAATGGAGTTTATAGAGGGAAGAATTATGTAGGGAAAGAGTGCTGGGTAATTGATTCTTTAGTAAAAGGATATATCGATATAGATATTCCTTTAGAAGTTTTAAATCAATTACGATATTCTATGATTTTAATACCAAATCTTGAACGGGATATAGATATAAAATCAATAGTAAAAGTAGGAAACCTTGGTTTGTGGGCAGAACCGATGGTTTTTCCCTACAATGAACCTACATCAGAAGTAAAACCCGGACCGCGCTATGGGCATCGGGTTGAGGGCAAAACCATTGCTGAAACTTGGATAAAAATACTGCAAAGAATCAAAACTACTGGCACTATCAGACCTACTGGTTACGACGGTAAATGGCAAGAATTAATCGACCTAATGGCGATAGTTACCGATGAACCAGAAGATTTTTATTTTCCAGAACCTAATTACTTACCTTTAGATAGAGAATATCTAAAGAACTATATCCCACAAATACTTGATGATGCTGATTATAGGGAGGGGGTTAAATATACCTATGGTCAAAGATTACGCTCTTGGTTTGGTCAAGACCAGATTAAAGCAGTTATCAACAAATTGATTGAAGAAAATGACTCAGCTAGTGCCGTTATGTCCCTTTGGGATAGCGGGAGTGGCAACCCCCAAAGTCTTACCAGTGGATGTTACAGCTTGGCTTTAAAAAGTGAGTTTTCCCGATCAAACGAGTTTTTTTTCGATTCTGACGGGTGGGAAATAGTACCAAATTCTATTGACCGAGGAGGCCGCTCGGTAGGCGATTCAGATCATAATCACAGCGGATCTCCCTGTCTCAATCATATCTGGGTAAGAGTAGTAGATAATGAACTGTCTTTAACAGCTACCTTTAGAAGTAATGATATGTTTTCCGCTTGGCCAGCTAATGCAATGGGATTACGGGCTTTACAGCGTCATATCAGAGATGAAATTGCTAGGCAGTCTGACTACGATTTATCAATGGGTCCACTGATTACCATTAGTCAATCAGCCCATATTTACGATGACTGTTGGGAAAATGTAGAACAGTTAATTAACAATCAATACCAATCAATTATTAGTCAAGAGTTTCGAGGCTACAGTGACCCTGCTGGTAACTTTTTAGTGGAAACAGATGGCAATAATATCACGGTTAGTCAGCTAACTCCCAGTGGTGAATTTGTAGGGAAATGGGAAGGTAAAAATCCTTTAAAACTAATCCGTCAAATAATTGCCGATTGTCCCAGTATTCAATCGTTTCACATTGGCTACCTAGCTAGAGAAATTGAACGGGCATCTCAACTAAAAACAAATTACACTCAGGATAAATAACAATGGACGCTAAACAAGTTCTTGCAGAGTTAATACAATCGGTCAACGAAATTGATTTATACAATTTCTTATTACTTTATTCAAATATAGGAATTAAGAGTGAAAATGAAGTTTACGATGAAACCGATTATGGAGAAATTAGGCATGATCAAATCAATGCTTGGATTGATAAAGCTGTAGAAGCGGCTTACGAAAAATCAGAAGAAAATGGCCGCCCTAATATTGAAGGAATGCACAGATAAAATGCTGACAAAATTTTTCAAACGCTCACACGTTATCCCTAAATTAATTGACGCTGGTAAGACTTTCACTGACAAAGAGATTGCTGAAATTTACGAGGTTAGCTTAACTACTATTCGCAGATGGAAAAAAGCTGTAAAAGCTCGTCGTCAACCAAACACAAAACTCTGTTCAACTTTACCTCATAGCTGGATAATTAAAAAAAATGGTAAATGGGAAAGAACCGAATGGAAAGGAGTGTTTAATTAAAATAAAATGGAAATAAAGGAATTAAAGCAATTTTGCTGTGATAGAATTGCTAACAGACATAAAACTATCACTCTAGAAACAGAATCAACTCGATTGCTAGTAAGTCACGGTCCTATCGGAGAACTACTGTGTATTAATAAACGAGGCAAGCACGTTGTTTTGTATGATGCTTTAAAAGTTTTACAGTTTCTAGATAAACTTGAAAATCAAAAAATAAAATCAAAAACTAGGAGTAAATAAATGACTAAAAAAGATTTCCCAACACTAGCAGTTCTAAGTGTCACTAGCGGGCGATTACTGACGTAGCCAAGAGACGCAAGCGAAGGTAACGGCATCGATCAGATATACGAAGTATTAGGATGGATGACTGACGATCAGCCGTTTACGCATCAATTGGGGCGATTTGCAGAAGAGTGTAAGCAGTGGATTTATCAATGGCATCCTGAGATTATCAAGGCAGACGAATGGATAGAAAACAAATTGATAGAAAAATGCGAAGCTGAGGACGTGATCAACTCTCAAACCGCAATGCTTGCAAAGTTTGGTGAGACGATCACGTTACAGAAAATTCCACAAGGTTATCACGATTTTAAAAATCCGATTGATGAACTGTTTGAGGTGGGCGAAAAAAATGGTATTAAAATTGTTGAAGTATAGGAGTAAATAAATGATTAACGTAATTCAAAGAAGTGGAGAAACTCGTCCCCTAGACGTTACCAAAATTCGGCGAGTAGTTGAATGGGCGTGTGAAGGGTTAGAAGTAAATCCCCTCGCTTTAGAATCAGGATTAACTTCTCGATTACGAGATGGCATTACCACTAGGGAAATTCAAGAAAATTTAATCAATGTCGCCACACAATTGTTTTGTGTAGAAGAGACTGATTGGAAGTATGTAGCTGGAAGACTTCACGTCTGGGGACTGTGGAAGGATACTAGAATCAAGAGAAAATTTGGCGGTTATTTATCTTGCACGGTTTTCAGAAGATTAGAAGGAACCGACTACGCTAAATATGTCCAGTGGCAAGTGGATAGAGGTGTTTATGATTCAAAAATTACGGAAATCTATGACGAAAAAGACTTAGAAAATGCGGGGGAGTGGATATACCCAGAATACGATAAAGACTTTGACTATGCTGGTGCAATCATGTTGTCAAAAAGATATTTACTTGACTGTGAATTACCTCAAGAGGCTTTTTTGACGTGCGCTTTATTACTTGCCAGTGTAGAAAAGAAACCAGAAGATAGATTAAGTTTTGCCTGTCAAATCTACCTAGCCATAGCCCAAAGAAAAATCTCTCTAGCTACTCCAATTTTAGGCAATCTAAGAACCCCTAATGGTTCTTTAAGTAGTTGCTTCATCGTAGCAATGGAAGACAATCTAGAGAGTATTTTTAGCGAGATTACTAATACTGCTCGCATCTCCAAGAATGGTGGCGGTGTCGGGGTGAATGTGAGTAGAATCCGTGCCACTGGTAGCTCGGTTATGGGGAAAGCTAACGCTTCTGGTGGGATTATTCCTTGGATTAAATTACTCAACGATACAGCTATTGCAGTAAATCAGGGGGGAAAACGCGCCGGGGCAGTAACTATCGGTGTTGACATCTGGCATTTAGATGTGCCAGAATTTCTGGAAATGCAAACAGAAAACGGTGATCAAAGACGCAAAGCTTATGATATTTTTCCCCAATTAGTTATCACCGATGAATTTATGCGTCGGGTAATAAATAAAGCCGAGTGGACATTAGTTGATCCTTATGAAGTTCGGATAAAACTAGGGATAGAATTAGCAGAGCTATGGGGGGACAAATTTGAAGAGGCTTATGAATTAATTGAAGATAGTCTAGGAACAAAAATTACTCTCTACAAAAAGGTTAATGCTAGGGAGTTATTTAAAGATGTTATGCGCCCTCAAATTGAGACAGGTATGCCCTATCTTGCCTTCAAAGATACTATCAATCGCGCTAATCCTAATAAACATGATGGGTACATCCCTCAAGTTAATTTGTGCTGTGAGAGCTTTTCTAATGTCACACCGGGTAAAACAGCCCATTGCTGTAATTTAGTTAGTCTTAATCTTGCTAACATTGACACTCCTACTAATTTATCAGAAATGTGTCATCTTGCTGTCAGGATGCTTGACAATACTATCGACCTCACTTGTCCCCCAATTGGCGAGGCTAAAGAACATAATGATAAATATCGAACGATTGGAGTTGGGGTTATGGGATTAGCTGATTGGTTAGCTAAACGTAAATTATCGTATAAATCTTTTTCATTTATCAACATTTTGTTTGAAAATATTAGCTATTTTTGTACTCAAGCTTCGATGAGATTGGCTAAAGAACGCGGTGCTTATCAAGCTTTTTCCAGCAGTGAATGGAGTCAGGGTAAATTACTAGGGGCTAAACCATTAGAATACGTAAATTCTGATAATACCTATAATTGGCATCAATTAGCCAAAAGTATTCAACAATTTGGCATTAGAAATTCCCATATTACTGCTGTAGCTCCCAACACTACTTCTTCCTTAATTCAAGGTTGCACTGCCAGTGTTTTGCCCGTTTTTAAGCGGGTATTTACGGAAAAGAACTCAAAGGGTGCTATCCCTAATTGCCCTCCTTTTATTAAGGATTTCTTTTGGTATTATCAAGAGAATCAAAATCTTGATCAAAAGATTGTCGTTCAAGCGATTGCTGAAATGCAAAAATGGATTGATACAGGGATTTCTATGGAATTGCTGTTCAACCTTAATCAAGGGGTTTATTTTCCTGATGAACCTAACCGCGCATTAACAGCTAAAGACATTTATGAAACCCTAGTTTTAGCGTGGGAATCAGGATGTAAAGCAGTCTATTATGTACGAACTGTTCAAAAAGATAATTTTAAAGAGTCTGACAATAGTTGTTCTAGTTGCGCCAATTAATCATGAATATTATCTTTAATGTAATTTTATGTACTGTAGGTCTTGTAGTTAGCACAATATTTGCCCTAACTGTTTTTTCAATTTCGTTTTATACAATTGGTTGGCTTGAAGGTTTTGTTGAATGTTTTATTGAAATTCTTGAAGATTTTATCAATACTCGAAAAAATAAATAATCATCATGGCAATAATAATTATTAACTTTCTAGCAACTATTGTATTAAGTATATTTTTACTTTATACTGCTTTAATTTTTGCTGTTGTCTTGTGTAGAGTGTTTTTTGGATTTAAGACCAATTTAATCTACACAGTTAAACAATTTAAATGCTATTCAATAGCTGAATATAATCGGATTAGTTCTTGTAAATATTATAATCCTGAAACCCATAAAGATTTTAATTTGAAATGTAGTGTAAATCCTTCTATTTCTTGTGTACAATGTAGAGACTGGGAACCTTCAGATAAACCATGATTTCAATAATTAAAAGAATCATAATCGCTCACAAATGGCGTTCATCTAATAAGATGATTAGTACAGCTATTGTTTTTAAAGATAGCTTAATCGTTTTTGATTGCAATTTAAATTTATTTCGGATTCCGTTTAGTTCTCTGTCAGCACTAAAAAGAATTGAAATATCCGACCAATCAAGATTTACTATTCCAGAAGACGGCAGCTATATTCACTGGGAAAAATACGACATACATTTTGACCTAGAGGCTTTTAAATCAATCTTCAGATAATTTACTCAATCAAAACTATGACATCAGCAAATCTTAGCAATAAAATGCCCATTTCCCCGATCTTCAATCCATCAGGAGATGATGCGACTGAAACTCGATCTATCTGGTTTGGTAACACCACCAACTTGATGCAATTAAATGATGTCCGCTATACTTGGGCTGTAAGTTTGTATCAACAGATGCGTGAAAATTTTTGGATCCCGCAAAAAATAGATATTACTCAAGATATAACTGATTATAATAATTTAACCCTTGACGAAAGACGTGCCTATGATGGTATTTTGTCTTATCTAACTTTTCTTGATTCTGTACAAACCTGTAACATTCCTCACTTAAAATCTTGTGTCACAGCCCCAGAGATTAGCCTTTGTATGGCAGAACAAATCTCTCAAGAGGCTATGCACAATCAAAGTTATCAATACTTGATTGAGACTATTATTCCCTCAAACAAAAGGGCTGAAATTTATGATTTATGGCGCACCGATAAAGTTCTTAAGGATCGCTGTGAATTTATTGCTAATCTTTATCAGCAATATATCAATAAACAAACTACTGAAAGCTATTTTATCGCCCTTCTCGCTGATTATCTGCTAGAAAGTTTGTATTTTTATAATGGATTTGTATTCTTTTACAATCTTGCTTCTCGACAATTAATGCCTGGTTCTGCCGATATTTTTAGGATGATTAATCGAGACGAATTAAGCCACGTCCGATTATATCAAAAGTTAATTGTTGAAGCGATGAATGTTTTCTCTTATAGCAAACAAGAAATAGAAAATTTATTTTATTGTGCAGTTGAGCAGGAAATCAAATGGACTAATCATATTGTCGGCAATCAAATATTAGGAATTACAGAAGATAGCACTGATCAATATACCAAATACCTTGCCAATATTCGACTAAAAGCTATTGGTTTAAATCCAATTTTTACTGAAGATAAATACAAAAAATCTCCCTATTCCCATTTAGAGAAATTCTCTGATACTCAAGGAGAAGGTCACACTAAGTCGAACTTTTTTGAAGCTACTGTTACCAGTTATGTCATGTCTTCTGGCTTAACGGGATGGGATGATATTTAACGGCATCGCTCGATAAGACGGAAAGCCGTTGATGCCACCTTTTTTTCGGTTGTGGTAAAAGGTGGTTATTATTGCCACTCTTATCTTGCCATGTGATCAATTCTGCTGGTGGAATACTAATTTCAGCTAAATATTTTCTGTAATTCAATTTAAATTCTCCAAATATTTTCTGATTTTATTTTACCTTAAATATCAGACACAAGAGGCGGACGGTTTTTGAACGGGTGCGTGGCGGGCAGGTTAGCGGTTAGACCCCATTTCCATGATGCGTAGCCCTCCGCTCGTTGGCGCTCCGCCAACGACCAGACGAAGTTTATCCCCACGACCTCGAAAATCTTGCCGCGCCAGCCGCGCGTAGTTGCCACAAACCGATCATGGCCGATAAAGAGACTGGTTCTGTTGGCGCTCTGCGTAAAGTTCGACGCTGCGACGAAAGGCTGGCTGATTGTCGGCAAAGCCGTTTGGGTCGCCGAGGTGGCCCCGTTATGAAAAAATGAGCCAGCGTTCCAAAGAGTGCTGCTGCTATACGCGATAATAATATCGGGGTTCAGGCTAAAGTTGTGTGCAACCAAACCAACATAATCACTGAACGGGTTCGGCCCTTCGTAATGGGCGACGATCAGGTAACGCATCGGATTGAAGTTGGAAACCGCGAGGTTGCGCAGCCCTCTGTTATTTATCGCTGCCCCCCAGTCGATGGCCGGCAAGCCGTTTTGGACATTCTGTCGCAGGGTCGGGCTATTGGACACGGATGGCACGGACACATTACGTTGAAACCCGCTTTTGTCGCGCCACTCGGTCACACCGCCGCCACTGCTCGCCGTGATGGTGGCCAGGTCCGCTGCATCAAACCACACCGAAAGCCCAGGTAGATTTGCGGGTGTCCACAATGGGGGACTAGCGTCAATTATTAGCATTAATTAAAAACCGCAGACACTTTGAGAATATTTTGATTTAGCAATTGAGCTAACAGATTCTCGTCGTTGAATTGTTCTATTACTGCTTGCAAAATATCCGATTCAGAAATCGGATTTAATTTATCATTATTAATAGAAATCACAAGTCTTGGAGTTTCTCCAAAGACTGCTGCCGTCATTCCCAATTTAGCCACATTTAATTTAACATAAGGATTAAAAACGATCATTTCTGATAAAATCCTTTTGTAAACATAAAATCGGACAGATTCATCATCGATTAAATTAGGCTTGATTTGATTACCGAAAAAACCTGGATCAGTTGACATTTCATTAAAAGACCCAGAAACATTTGTTAATGCAATTTGGTATCTTTCAATATATTCGGGACTATTTAGGAATAAACTTTGGGCAGTTAAACTATTAGGCATTTAAGTTAGCGACGGTGTTTCGCGAAAAATCAACAAAAAAGGAATACTCAATGGTCCGCCAGTGACACTGGTAATATCGAATCGAATTTCTTGAGCAGTAGTAATAATTTGTCCTTGTCCAGATACTGTAAAATTAGCCCGGGCAGTAGTAAGAGATAGGTTAGATAGTCCTGGTATTGCCCCAAAAGAAGCACCACTACCAAAGCTAAAAGTCATTGTAGCACTTCCCACGGTTGTACGCAAATTTCGCACTTCTAAAAGAGTAATTTCTCTTAGAAAAGAAGCAACAGGAATTTGCTGTGCAGCAGAAATGTTCGTAATAGTTACTATCTCGCTTTGCAACCGACTAGCAACCCAATTAACGTCAACAAAATCCTGGAGTTTAGTAATTATCCCTGCGTTTTCTGCCACATCAATAAGCCTCTAGCAATACAGTAAACTCTCCAGCAGTCGGAACATAGCTAAAAGTAACCGTAATTGATCCGGTAGTTGTCCTTGTAATATCTGGATACACATCGGCTCGATCGCCAGCAGTTCTGCGGACTTTTACATCAACATCGAAAGTATTAAAAGTATGGCTAACAGGAAAAGTGCTGTCCGTGCCATTGCCAATTGTGGCTTTAGCTTGTCGTTTAATTACATTTGAACCTAGCAAAGCTTCCACAGTAACAACTTTACCTACATCGGTATTGTTATTAATATTTGTCGAGGCTGCTAAAGTTACTCTTCCCGGAGTAGTTGTCGTTGCATCAGGGACAGAATTTCCGTAAATAGTCCAGATAATCGGATCGGTTCCTATTATTGGATTTCGGGTAATTTGTCGATAAGTCGCACCGATAGTTGTCCCCGTAGAATCGGGAACATAAACAGTGGCATTATTTAACTCAGTAGAAGTATTTGCATCAGAACTTCGCGTTGCTGGTACAGAAGCCCCGTTCCAAATATAAATCCCGTTTTGAGTGTTATTTGTTTGACTAAGTGCTAAAAAACGGCCATTAAGGGACATCGTTACTCCCCCAATAGTCGATCCTGGAGCATCTAAATTGATATTACCAGAGGATGAAGCTAAAACCGCCGCCTTCTCATTTAATCCAGTAAAATAATCTTCTATAAATCCAAGATTTACAGCGTCGTTTGCACTCTGTGGATTAGGGACTTTTGCCGTCGAATTAGGAGCAAACGTAAGGTTGTTATCAAATCGGGGCATAATTTACCTCTATAAAGAAAGAATCGCGTATCCTACAGCAGGATACGAAAAAGAAACTTGGGTAGTATTCAAAGATAAATGCTGTTCATCGGCATAAATTTTAACCCAACCTAAACTAAATAATTGAATTTGAGGATAGGCATTTAAATTATGGTTAATTAGCCAACTATCTGAATTAGTGGATTGAGTGTGTAGATAGGAAGGACTTGGCTCTCCCTGCTCACCTTTTTCGCCACGAATATTAATCGCATCGGTAATCGATAGAACTATGCCATTATTCCCAATATACCCACCAATAGCCGGTGGCGAACCAGAACCGCCTACCCAATCAGATACTTGCAGTACCCGACGATTGCCGTCAGAAATTAAAGAAAGAATAGGAGACCAGCCGGCATTCCCTAAAGTAGCTGAAAGAATTACCTTTTGAGAGATGCCTGTTATTTCCGCTATCGCACCAGAGGACTGAATAATTACCGCCATCAGACTTGCCCCCTCACCACTACAGGAGTTAAATCAAAAGCTAAAGGTTGGACTATCAATTTACTAGCAATTGTTCTAGAAGCCTCTAAGTCAGCTTGCCAGTAGTCTCTTCCTGCTTTCGGTTGGAGTATTTCTTTGATTGCAATTGGAGTAATATCCATTTCAGCCGTAATATTACTATCGACAATCAACTTAAAATAAGTGTAATTTTCATATTCAGTTCCCTCTACCGTAAAATCTCCAAATTGCAACCCCTCGATCCGACCAGTAGCTATTCTAGTCTCGCCTGATTGTTTGGCAATATAGAAGTTAATGTTCCATGCCGTAATATCTCCTTGAACATAAAACTCCTCATCCCAAGTCGTTCCCTGCTTAATCTCAATAACAGTTTCACTGGCAATCGTAGGATACGACTGCCCTATTAAATAGAGATTGCCTGTGAGGACTTTTTGGGGCATCAATAAGTTCTGTACTGTTTATTGTATTATATATTAAATTTTCTTTTTTGAGATATACTTAAAAGGAAAACATAATTTATACCGCCGCGCTCTTTTATACCGCACCCGGGAGCGCGTTTATTTTTTTGTCTTGACAATTCTATTAAGACTATGAGAGAATTTTTTTAAAGATTGACTTGGATTACCGCCCTACGAGGGAGCGGTATTTTTTTTATCTATCCGTATTACATATACTACAAATACTACAGAGCGGTTGTTAGGTTGTAGATAGATTGTTAATAAGGTTATCGACAATCGAAACCCTTGCTGAGTATAGGCTTTAGACTTTGTAGATATTGTCGATGCCTTATAGAGGAAAAGAGAGAAAAGAAGATATACAGCAAAGTCAGCAATAAAAAGTCATTAAATGCAAAACCGACTCTATTGACAAAATGCCGTATTTTTGGCTAATCAGAGAATTTTAGTGTCGAGAAGTGTTTTATCGCTAATTTGTTCTTTTGTAATTCGATTGTTAATAAGGTTATTAACAATCGAAACCTTTACCTTGACTAGGTTTGAGACTTTGTAGATATTGTCGATGCCTTATAGGAGGAGAAAAAGATAAAGAAAACAAACAAGGTCAACAATAAAAAGAAACAGGCTCAACAATAAGGCAAAAAATACACACGGGGTAATCATCAACAATATCAACAAAGAGGTAAAGAAATAATGAAAGCTATATATATCAATACTTTTATCCTTTTTATCTTTGTTAATAAGGGTATTTACAACCTATTTACAAACTAACAATCTAATTAATCGAGGTCAGCAATAAGAACACAAAAAATAATATTGGGGGATAGCGTTAACAACATCAACAAAGTCTGAACCCTATATATATCAAGACTTCCATTGTAGATATCCTTATCTACAATCTATTAACAATCTAACAATCAGCCAAGCTCCGAACATTAGACAACAAGCTCCGAACATTACCCACCAAGCTCCGAACATTAGACAACAAGCTCCGAACATTAGACAACAAAAAACCCCTGTAGAGACTACAGGGGTTAGCTTTATCAGTTATGTACCATTTATGGTGTCAATTTCAATTGTTTTTTATTTTAGCAGTAAACAAGGTTGTTTACTGCTTTTTACTTAATATCCCCCCATTAACTCGATTTGTTCCTCTAGAGTAGAGTTTTTGCTCTCAATCGTCTATCAATCCGCAGGACAAAAAACTGAGTACGCTCGACAAATAGGCTTTTCAAATCTCCAAAATGAGCAGTTCGTCCTTAACTACGCCGCTCAACATGGGCAAATCAAGCGATCGGATGTGATGTATCTCTGTCGTCTAACCAAAGATCAAGCCTCTAAACTGTTACAGAAGCTCAAACAACAAGGTCGCTTAAACCAGCATGGTATGCGCCGTGCAACCTTTTATACAAAAGGCTCATAAAGCCGTTATGAGCCTTTATGAGCCAAGTTATGAGCCTTTATGAGCCAATGTCAAGTCACTGCTATAATAGCGATCGAGACGAATATTCAGGAGTTCGATTTACCATGGCTACTGTTTTATTGAAAACTGGCGAGTTCCGAGAAATTCCCGATGATCAGCTAGAGTCTTTCCTTGAGGAAAACCAAGATTTAATTCAAGATCGACAATCACCCAGAAAAAGACCGATTAGAAAACTTTAAAGCAATGACAAACAAAGAAATCCTTGTTTTACGCTCTCTCTACAATAAAGAATTGTCGGGATTACAGATAATTGAATCTATAGCCAATACTAAAGGTAGAAGCCTTGATATTGGCTCGTTTTACCCTGTATTTCAGAAATTAGAGGAAAAAGGACTCATTAAATCTCGATGGGGAACCGAGCGATCTAACGATAGAGCCGGTGCTAGAAAAAGATACTATCGACTTACCCAATCAGGAGAAAAATCCCTTGCTGATATTCAAGGATTTGATAATTCTCTTAATTGGAATTTTACTTGAAATGTCGGTTTTCATCTCATCGGTAAAACTGAGAGCCTTCAAACCGAATTTTAGATAGTTTAGTTTAGAGGATTGCACCCGACCGTCGCGATCGGTCGGGGTGATTATCGCTTTAACTTGCCACTAGATCAGCTTCTGAGATGCCAGACTCGATTAATCGGTGAATCAGGATGAATTTTGCACCCTTACTATCTAGTCGGTGTTTTTTGGCTAGTTTTCGTAGGTCGTTAATCCCCATTTTGTTTAGGGAAGCTGTGAGGTCACTGACCCCTATCTCAAAAGACTCCACATCAATATGCCCGTGACCATTGCCATTGTGACCGTTCCCATTGGGGGGGTTATTTTCATTATCCGACGGTTCCGGTTCGGGTTCGGGTTCGGCGCTTGCCAGTAAGGGAATGTCACCCTCATCAAAAAGGCTAATTAGGGCATCCTTGAAGGTTTCTCGTTCTGCTGGGCTAATGGCTTTAATCATAGCCAATGCAGTTTTGACCTGCTCGATCGCACTCTCGGAGGCATTTTCCGCCGATCCGAGTTGCTGTTGATACTGTTCTAACTCAAGCTTTTCGATCCGTAAGGCTTCAATCCGGGACTGTAAATCTTCGATTTCTTGAGAAATGCCAGCAATAGACGCATTAACTTCGTTAATCTTGTTAGCGAACAACATATCTTTAATCCTCTTTAGTTTTCTAGGTTCTGCGGGGTTTTCTGTGGTGTCTCAACCCCTTATGTATCTATAATACCCTAGTCACTTACCTAAGTCAACTACCCATTAATCAGACTTTACTAGGTAATTGACTACAAAACATTACTATATCTTATAGGTCACTTACCCTAGTAAGGTAAGGTGTTAGACTAAAAAAGTAATCGGCTAGGTAACTTACCATGACCACAAACAACAAGGCTGTAACCTGCTATTTGCCAAAGGACATAGAAGATTTTATTACTGGGTACTGCAACCAGTACGGTATCACCCGTAAGGATAAGGAAGGGGAAACGCTCCCTTCTCTTGGCACTGGCATCATCGAATTATTGAAGCTTTTAGCCTATAACCCTGAGTTAGTAGGTAGTCCGTTACTCGATACCGTACCTAGTAAATTTAGTGAGGATGCGATAGAAAAAAAGCTATCTAATCACTTACCCGATAATGTACCGAGTATAGAGGTTGTAAAGGATCGGCTTGACAACTGGGTTCTGGCTGTTGACGGCGACATCAAGGATATTAATCAAAAAATCAGAGATAGGTCGCTTCAAGTCGATCATCAGATAGCGGCAATTAAATCACGGCTAGACAATATGGAAAGACTGCTAAGGTTACAGCAATCGGCTTCGATCGCTTCCCCAATTCCCACTGGGGAACCTTGCCCCCTTCCCCCTCCGTCCTGACCGTTGATCGAAACCGTGACCCCGGAAGTTTCACTCTCACCGCCGTAAACGGACGGCGATTCCCAAGCCTCACGATTTAGGTTTCTGCTTCTTTCCCCTGCGGGGTTCTGCGCCTGATTTAAAGAACTAGCGATTCTAGGCAAAAAGCCAACGAAAGAATTAGGGACAGGAGCAAGCTTACTGGGAATTATTATTAATAAGCGAGATATGGTGCGGCGAATTTTTTCGAGCTAAAACCATGAAAAGCTTATGATATATAGATTCAGTCCTCTTGTCCCCCTGTCAGTTAAAAATTCCTTACTGACATTCAAGGATTTGATAATTCTCTTAATTGGAATTTTACTTGATTAATGTGGGGTCTAGGAGTCGAACCTAGTGTTTTAGGCTTATGAGGCCTATGTGGAAACCATTTCACTCACCCCGCTTGCCAGTATATCACACTTTCAATCAATCCAATAGACAATTTCGTTAGGCTGTATCTCGTATCTGTTACAGATTGCCTGTAAGACTGTGATAGACGGTAAGTGATTAGGATTCTGAGATAGTTTGTATCCCGTGGACATCGCAATCCCTGTTTGTTGAATGAATTTATAGATTGTGATACCTCTAGACTGTGTAAATTCTTTGACTCTGTTTTTTAGTACCATTGTATTAGTTTTGTGTCTCTACAATTTATTATAACTTTTTTTAGAATAATGCTTGACAATATTACTGACTTCGCGGTAATATACAGATATAGAAAAAGACGACCACTCCCAACCACAAATTAGTGTGATCGCCTTTCCGTCAACCCTTATCAGGTCTAAGTCATGTTAGCATCCAATCGCGTATCCGTCAAATTTAACCGCGTTCCTGTCATGTCTGGCGATTTTACTATGATCGCCAAAGGACAAAGACACCGTGTCGCTCTTGAAGTATGGGGAGAGGGACAGATTACCACTCTCCGAGTCACTTGCCAGCAAACTGGGAAGGAGTGGTGGTTTGATGTTTTTAATGGCAAATTAAGTCGGGGGTTTAGTCCCGACGGAAAACTCCCCAACCGGGAATTACCCGCAATCGAATTTCAACCCGTCAAAAAAGCTTTTGCATTGTCCCCTACAATGGGCTTTGTGGATTGCGGCGGACGCTACTATGAGATTCCTTCCAACGAACCGAACGACGATTTTATTGATGGCGATACCGAGCCGTTAGATTTAAGCCGGTACAGCGAGCCGATGACAGACCCGACGACATGGCAAGAGTTTTAATTAGTTATCAGTTGTCAGCTATCAGTAATTAACCCATTATTTAGGAGTCAAAAAAATGAACAAACTAGAAAATCTTAGTAATTTTCATGGCACGGAAAATTACCCGTTTGAGTACACCGATGGTGTAAAATATGTGGCCGAAAATGGTAAAGCCTATTGGTTACTTGATGCAATTGCGTCATGGCAAAAAAAACTTGATTCAAGCCAGATTCAGTTCTGGATGTTAATAGTTAACTCCGATAAATCCGCAGTCCTTACCTGCGAACAAGACAATGAATCTGTCATAACTCAGCAAATCCCATTTACCGATTTTCCTTTTTCAGAGGTCACGCTTTGGTTGTGTGACGGTGTTTTATTGCTATCCTCCGAGTATTAGTTTCAGTCATCAGCTATCAGTCAAAAATCATCAACCAAATAAAAAATGAAACCTCTGTATAAATTAGGCAAATATCACAATTTAGAAAAGTTAAACAAAATAGCAACTGATTCTTGTTATACCACTAAGTATTTTGTAACACATAACAATATACACCCTCTTTATGATGCGGGCGAAGACTCTCCAAATTATGCTTCATGGGGAACGATAGGAGTAAATTGGCACACTGACGATATTTATAAGGGTAGAAAATATTCAATTATTTTAGTTGTTCAGAGTGACAACTATGAACTCTACTCTTCTACAGTAAACAATAATACTTTAGAAAAACTCTTAAAAAATTATACTCCCTTTAAAAGTATGGATGATCAAATAAACTCTTTATTAGTCCAAAGAAAAGATACACAAAGATTGGTTTTAAAAGCAGGAGATATTTTATTACTAGATATTTCGTGCTATCATAAACTAAAAAACACAAAAAAAACAGAAGACCCTTTTATGTTTATTAACTTAGATATTGACTTTATTCCAAAAGTCAAGGAAGCTGTTAAAGTTGTTAATTATTTTGTTTATGATTTTTTTTGTAACTATTGATCAAATCTATGACTAATACTATTGAGAACAGATATGCACCGGATTTTATTTCTACACCGGGAGAAACCCTTGCCGAAATCATAGAAGAAAAAAATATGTCTCAATCGGAACTCGCCCAACGCATGGGCAGACCAAAAAAGACTATCAATGAGATCATAAAAGGTAAAGCGGAGATTACTATCGATACCGCCCTACAGATACAGTTAGTGTTAGGAACTCCCGCCAGTTTCTGGATAGAACGCGAAAGACTTTATCGAGAGTCTCTAGTAAATCAAATTGATTAGAATAGTTGTAAAAATATTAACGAGGATTTATGAATTTGTACCTAGTTAAAGATTCAGTCACATCATTTAGTCTTCTTATTGTATCGGAATCAGAACCAGAGGCTATCTGGCATTGGTGCAGCTATTTTTATGGCAATAACGACAATCCAATTGAAATAGAGCGTATTAACATTAACACCTCTGGTATCGTTTGGAAATGTGGATGGACTACCACTAACCCCTAAAACCGCTTCTAAACCGATTAACAGGAGCAGAAGTAACAATCGTGCTAATAATTCTCTCATGTTCTTGAAACTCATTTTCAAGGGAATAAAATGCTCCCGATAGGCTATCTACGATGTCGTTAGTCGGGGGTGTTTTTTTGCTACCATCAAAACCCTGGCAGGCATTTAAAAACCGAGTGTTCCACGTCCCATCTCTTAAGATAAAGATTTGTCCCCGACTGGCCGTCGTGGCTACTGGTAAAGCCCGCGTTAGCTTATCCCCTTGAGGTACGATCGCTTTAACGTCATGGTTCGGATGATTCTCTCTGATTACCTTAGTAATGGTATTTTCAACAAATTTACCGCTCGATCCCCCTTCCTGTTCCCATCTTACAGCTACAGTTTTCCCATCCAGTTCAGCAGTATTTTTAAGCATTAGCTCAACTTCCCCGACCTTTTTCTGTTCACAGATATTATCGGCAATCACATAAGCAAATTCCTTAATCTCAGTTGAATCTGGCAGTGTGTTCTTAATTCTTTGGTATTTATAGACAAGAGTGCCACTGGTATAGCAATGATAATTCTCAGCATTCTCTTTAGCAGTTGCCGCTAAATCCCAGAATCTCACTTTACCTATTAATTTCCAACTATCGGGGATTTTATCGAGAATCTCAAACCAAGTCCGATCAAATACCGTACCAGCTTCATATTTAACTTTCCAGTTACCTCTGAGAAGTCTTTCCCGCTCAATAGGATGTAAAGCGTAAAGGTTAGCCAAATAAGTAGGATTAACCCTAATTAAAGCTGGATTATCAAAAATCGTAGCTGGAATAAAAGTAAAACTCTTAATCAGATTATCTGGTGTAATATTAGTATCTGTATTTGATAAAAACTTTTCTCTTTTATCTTTAGGAATAAGGTCAAAAAGTTCATCTTTAAGACTAAATTTATCGATTAGTTCTTCTTTAGTATCAGCCCAGTGGATTATGTTTTCTCGTCTAATAAAATATTTAACTATTCCCCCTCTTTCTTCAATAGCATACCCAGTCTTAGGGTCGATCCACCAAGAGATAAAACTAGCTACCCAAGAGTCAGCATCGGGGTTACAAGTTGCCCTAACTGCGGGTTTAATTCCCGATACTGAACGGTTTCTAGAGAGAAGATAGAAAAACTGTTCTTCTGTAAAATGGGTTAATTCGTCAAAACCTATCCTTGCAATTTGTCCCCCTTGATAAACATAGACAGTTTTTTCGTATTGCAAATGTCTAAAAGATATTTTTGATCCAAATGGAAATCGCCACCCTGGAGGCTTTTCAATAAAATTACCTTTCACTGCTTGATAGATTTTTTGGCTTTCATCTATTAGTCCACCTGCTTGAGTAAATTCAGGATACGTCCGACGAAATATAACAGCCCGATAGTCAGGATTGCTAATAAATTCTTGACGGGCAAAATCAATTAATAGCCCGGCACT